GCTAATATAGCTTTGCGTACATATTTTTCTTTAATCATTAAATCCTTCTTGAACGTGCATGGTAGTAGCCTTCTATTTCTGCATCAGCAATATACACTGGTAAATGTGAGCTACTCTTAATATCCAAAACAAATTCTGTGTTTCTACATTGTACTGGAACTCTAAGTGTTCCTGAGTTAATAGCAGGTTGTCCTACAATAGAAGTTGACGTACCAATAACATAACCATTCATAATAGTTGTAGATTTATCTCTGTTACTAGGTGTTACTTCTACTTGAAAGAAACCACTATTTTCAAAATTAAAAGATACATTTCTAATTTGAAATCGTCCTGACGTTACTGCAACTAATCCTCTACCAGTATTTTCTCTGATATAAGGTGTAGACATTCTATACAAAGAAGAAAACGGCACACCTATAAATAATGATGTGTGGTTTCCTTGTATTGTATAAGTAGAACCTGTTGTATTTGTTGCATTGTAATTAGCACCATTTGTTCTGTCTACTGCAATTAATCCTGTTTTTGCACCATACGGTGACGTAAACGTAGTTAAGTTTGTTGCCGCATCATACGACCCTGTAACTGTCGTTTTTAAATCTAAAAACACACCATGACCTAATGTTGTGTCTTTTAAATTTCTTAAATCTAGTTTAAATAATTTTGTGTTTGTGCCTTCACTAGCTAGTACATATAAAAAACTTTCTAATGACATAGCACCTAATATTTTAACACCACTAAATTCCCACTTAGCCCATGCTGTTTGCACTTTCTCACCTCTATCAAAAAAGTATTTGTAAACAAACATAGTATCAGCGTTAGTAGGTGCTACTGCTGTACCTGAAGTATAAGGTGCAGTTTGTGAATCTGATGTGTCAGAACACAGTATAGCTAAAGTATCTTCTGTTGTATTACTAATAATTTGATACGCATTTGTTGGTATAAGACTTTGTACTGATACGGTAATGTCTAAACCATCATTTGTTAATGTATCATCATCTGCATAATATTCTCTGATTGCAGTATTGTTATTTCTTGCTTGTGCAAAATATGCAAACTTACCTGCTGATACAGGCGTTACTTTATCATCATGTTCAAAACTTGATACTTCATCTAGTTTAGCACTTGTAGGTGATATAGTATCTCCTGAACTATCTAGTTTATATTGTGCTGTATCAGAAAATAAAAGTAAAGACTCATTAAATCCTACAGAGTTTTTAAGTGTATTAACTTGCGTACCACTAGCCGCAATATCAATAGGGTCAGTATCTAAAACTTGTGTTGTTGTAGTTGCAAAGTAATTAAAGAAACTAGCATTTTCTGTAAACACTAAGTTTTCACCAGATAATATACCTAATCTGTTTTTGTAAAATGTTAAATTATTAATTTTCTTTCCAACAAAACTTGGGTCAGCATTTGTGTCACTATCTCCACAAACTCTGTCTGTCCAATTTAATTCTTGAAATGTAAATGTACCATTATTGTTATTAATCAATGCGTGTGGCATTGTAGAATTATCTAAACCAAGACTAACACCTTGACCTATTGTTTCTTTCCAAACACCATCTGTTTCAAACTTAACATAATAATCAGATAAAGTATCTCCTTCATCACCTGTAACTTTTATAATACTGTCTGTACTTGCATGATAAGGTAATTTTGTAAAGTCAGATATTTCATCTCTTATAGAATACATACCTGTATTACCTGAACCATCAGCAGTTAACACGGTGTAATTACTATTACCATCTGTTGAAATACCTCTGATAACTCCCGGATATTGAGACATAGTAAAATAATTTGTTACTTCACTAGATGTGCCTAATCCTTGAGTTGTACTTAAAGTTGCTCCTGTGTCTTCTCTAGTTAATTTAAAGCTAGCATCAGACGCACTATCAAAATGTGTACTAGATGTACCTCTAAATAAAATATCTGCAATGTGAGCAGTATCTCTAAATACTGCATCATGGTTCAAATTAGAACCTGAAGGCATTTGTAAAGAAGCTTTAACATCATAAGACATATTAGGGTGTCTTACTGTTACAGCGTACTCTCGACCATAATTAGATGTTACAACATTAATATAAAACTCTTCTATTTTTGCTGTACTTAATGTTGTATCTGCTAATACTGTTTTAGATTTATTTGCAATAAAAGTATAATCAGCAATATTAACTAATTTAAAATCTGCTTTTGGATTAGTTGTAGTTAGATAACTAGACCCACTTGCAACTGTAACTGTTTTTTCATTACCATCTAAATCATAAACTTTTACACCACCATTATAAAGAATTACAACAAATTGATTTTCTTTATCTCTTTGTATAGACCAAAATTTTACTGTGTTTGGATATACGTTAGTAGCATCTATAGTGTCTATGTATTCAAAAGCAGGTCTTTTAGATAAACCATCTACAATATTGTTTTGTAAATTTACCTGTTCTTCTGCTTGATTGATACCTCTCTGTGTTGGTGTTTGTTGTGAGATACCATTCAGAAAATTAGGAATACTCTGAGATACTACTCCACCCATTAATAAGTCCTTCTAGTTGGTCTATTAATTATTGAATAAGTATTTCTATCACCTTCTAACATATTAACATCAGCTTCTTGACTATCAGCTTGATGAAATGCCATTAGTGCTTCGTTTTCATCATTAGCAATTAATTTAACAATTTCACTATCCCCAAGAAATCTTGAAGCAAATCTTCTTGATGCTTTTTGTGTAATGTATTGTCTTGCATATTCTGGTAATTGTTCAAACTGTTGTACTAAAACTAAATCTACTTCAGGTACTGTTGTAAATACATCTGTATGTTTTTCTAAATCATATAGAAAACCGTTTCTTAATGTTATGTTTATGTATCTGAAGTTTTTACTAGCGTCAACTTTAACGCAATTTGAAGGTAGGGGAATTTTATTATTTTGGTCTAATGCCAAATTTTTATAATTTTCTTGTGTGTTGAAATGCCATCCTTGAGATTGGACAGACATAGAAGTTTCATCTAAAAGATTTTTTGCTGTACTTACATCAACTGATGTAGTGCCTGTAATTGAGTTTACGGGAGCTTCTCCGATAACGGACAGCATTATATTAATTGCTTGAAGCTCAGTAGTTGGTGTAATCTGTGTTGTCATAATATCCTATTAGTTAGTATAGCGGCGGCTTCAGTCTCCCTCTACCGCCACTATAAGTATTAAAGTTAAGCTATTAAGCTTCTTTAATTCCGACAGCCGCTTCAGGTCTTAATACTCCATGACCCATAGCGTACTTAGCTACCATTAGCGTACCCTGTCTTCTAATATCATATTCGCTTTCAACAGCTAAATCCATTAGTTTTACAGTTCCGCATGCAGACGGATGTGATACCAAACATACGTAGTTTGATAAATCAACAGCTTGAGGGTTTGTACCACCCGCAGTTGCTGAACCGGCACCCGGAGCCGCAGTTACGTTAGAAGCTACAAAGTGTGCAGTAGGTATTAATTCAATACCTGCTACTTTAACAACGTTACCTTCCGCAATTGAACCTTGACCTGAGAAGTCAACGTTAGTTACGTTAGTACCGTTTGCTAATTTGTAGTACTCTTCTAATCTAATGAAAGCTTTTCTACCTTCTTTTGGAACGTAGTTAGCATCCATTTGTTTAGCCGCATCAAACAAACTGTCTATCATAGCGTTAGCCGCAGTCGAAGCTGTTGCTGAAGCAATGTTAGTGTTTGTAAGAACAGTTCCTGCTCCGTATCCACTGTCAGATACGTTTGCAGAAGCTTGTGCCGCTTGACCAATAGTTTGTAAGATATGCTTATCTTTTTGGAAAGCTAAAGCTCTACCAATTTCTGTAGAGTAAGCGCTTCTTACATCCCAATGGTTTTTTGCTTCTTCGATATTCGATAAGAATACTGAAGATAAAAGAAGGTCATTAATTGTAATAACTTTCTCGTTGTGGTTTACATCTGAACCAGTTATTTCAGCACCTGCTGTATGGTACGAAGCATCCACTCTACCCATTACTGGGAAAGTTGCAGATTTACCGTTAGAAATACTTCTAACCATTTCTGCACCTTGAGTTACTGAAGCTCTATCAAAAGAAGTAAGTACTTCTCCCGCAAAAACTTTCAGAAACAGAGCGTCTTCCGAACCACCTGCATTTACTCTTCCAACTGATACTGGACTTGCATTTGCCATAGTGTTCTCCTTTGTTATGACGTTTATTTATAAAAGCCTCTACATATGTTTCAGTTTCACATTCAAGATTGTCACCCGCAGGTGGTCAAGTTATTACACTTTATTAAATATGTGTTGGCAAGTTGCCCGCTAAAAAGCGTGCACAACTATCTACACTTCCATTTACGCAATGCTAGAGCTTTTCTTGTAGGTTGCCCATTAGGTTTTTTCATGGCTCCTTTTACTCCAGACATACGTGCACAGAAACTGGCTCTACGCTTTGCCGCTTTAGAACCTCTTTTTACTTTTCCTGTAACTGGAGCTTTTAAATTAGCACCAGTTTTTCTTTTAAAATATCTTCTTCCGGCGGCATTTAAACCACCAGAAGGAGACTGATAACGTTTAGCCGGCATTACTTTTTCTTAGCTGTCTTTGCCGCTCGTTTAAATTGTTTTTTTGTTGGTGCACCTTTTGCTCCAACCTTACGCATTTTTTCGCCAGAACCCGCCGCTATACGTTTACGTTTAGCGTGGATGTTGGCATAAAGACCTCGTTTAGCCATATTACTTTTTCTTCTTAGCCTTCATTATTTTTTTCTGTAATGCTGAAGGTAATCTTTTTTGTCCACCTTTTAGCATTTTCTTGCCTTTTGATTTTCCTTTTCCGTACATATTATTTCTCCTATAGGTTTGAGTTTGCTAGTTTAGTTTTAACTTCATTTTGATATGCTATATCTTTTGCATATCTAGGGTCAGCCATAGCCTCTGTTACTTGAGCCCATGATGCAAAACCTTGTTCTTGACTAGGTGATGCTTTACCTTCTACAAGTTTAGGCTCAATTCCATTAGCTCTTTCAAATTGACCTTTAAGTGCATTGACTGCTAACTTAACTGTGTCCATGTCTCCACTGTTTACAGCTTTGTTATATGCTTGTTTCTCACCTTCAGTCATATTTTTAGAAGCCCAGTCAACCATTTCTTGATATGTTTCATCACCACCAACAGTTGATTTAATTTCATCTGCTTGTGTTTTTGCAATAGCTTCTTGACCGGCAATATAACTATCTACATATTCTTTTGAGATACCTGCTTTCTCTAATGCTTCGTAAGACTTAACATCTAACTCACCTTTTTCAGCATACTCTGCTTGTAAAGATGACATATCTAAACCTGCATTAGTAACCGCTTTCTCAGCTATTTCTAAATCATTAGTAGATTTAGGTTCTGCTTTGGCAACAGGGTCTACTTCTGGTTTTTCTTGAGATTGCCCACCAAGTTTCTTTTCTAATTCCTGATATGACTTTGCTAATTCTTCAACTGAATTGAATTTATCAGGTAAGCCTTCAGGTTTACTTTGTGTTGACTGTGTCTCGTTTGTTTGTTCTTCTGGTTTTTCTATACCAGTTTCTTCTGTTTTTATTTCTACTGTGTCTACCATTTAATTATCCTTCTTGCTGTTGTTTTATAGCACCTTGTACTGCGGGTGCTACAGCCTTCTCTGCTAACTGCATCATCTGTTGATTTTGCATAGCATCTTCTTGAGCGGCTTGCTCTTGTGCTAGTTCTTCGTCAGACTTCACAAGACCTTCTGTATCAATACCTAAACCGGTAGCAATACGTTTTATTAAATCCTGAGTATTTATACTTTGTACTATAGCAGGATTTACTTGTGCTAAGTTTGCAATCTCAGCAACAAATTCTCTTAATTTTTGTAAGTCATTACCTCTACCTAAAGCTTCTACACCTGTAATAATTGTAGGCTTAACAGAGTTTTTAGGTAATGATGGTATCTCATTTGCTTGAGACATTCGTTTCATTAATATGGTCACTAAAGGTAATTGAAACTCTTGTGATAGTAATGAATATATACCACCCATAGCAGTTTCTAATTGTTGTGCCATGTATCTAATTTCTTGTGCTGTTACTCTTTCAGCATCTCTTTGTATTGCTGTATTTAATAAGAACGCATAAGATAATCTTTCTTCTAGTTTAGCAATACTTCTTTCTACTACTTGTAAATCATATTGTTTTTGTGCTTGTAACACAGCTACATCATCTGCACTACCAGTAATAATATCACCATTTCTAGTATTAGCTAAATCTTTTTTTCTAGTAACAGAGTTAGGTCTTACCATAAATACTACTTTAGAAGATGCCGCCGCACTTTCTACAAGCGCTTGTGATAATCCTTCTAATGATTTTAAATCACCTAAAAATTCTTCTACATATCCTCTACCATAATCTTCATTATCAACTCTTACCATTCTTAATGCTTGGTATGGTAGACTATCAATTGGATAAGTTCCTTGAGAACTTTCTATTTTAATTCCTTTTACTTCTTGGCAAGTGTAAAATTCTTTATCATTTAATTTATAAATGTGTGTGTATAAATCACACTCTTCATCTGGTTTGTAATCTTCAAACTGTGAAATTCTATCTAATGTATCGCCATCTAAATATGTTGGATGAATAGTTTCTTCTATTACTATTTCAATAATGTTTCCTGAAGCATCTCTTTTACATACAAAATTTGTTAAAGGAAATACTCTCATAGTTCCTTTTTTAGGAAGATAAGTTAATACATTACCGGCAACTATAAGATGTTTAAGTGCTTCGAACACACTAACTCTTAGAGCAAGTTGTTCTATTTTACTTGATACTTCTCTTTCAATAGTTGCTAAAGATTTTTCTACTTCAGACTTAATTTCTTTTTGTTGGTCTAAATCTTTCTTAGCATCTCCTGCTATTGATAATCTAAAAAATGGGGAATTGGGTGGAAGCAAAAGTAAAAGAAGTTTACTTGCTAAGTTGTTAACGCCTCTTGCGCCTACTGATTGAAATGGATTATATAAATCTGTAGAAGAATGAAATCCATCTGGCGGTAAAAGAGAAGGTATAGTTAATTCACTACATTCTTGTCCTCTATCTAAGAAGTGTTCTCTGTGTTGTTTTAAAGTTTCGTATCGCTCTTTAGCGCTTTGTTGTAACATATTATTATATTGCATAATATTAAGTTATATTTAAACCTGATGTAGTAGGTATGTTTAGACCAGAAGATGTTTGTAAAGCTGTAGTTCCAACTTTCTTTTTCTTCTTTAATTCTAAATTTTTATCAACGTCTACTGCTGTTTCTACTGTTGGCGCTTTATCTTCTTCAATAGGCGCTGACGGTATAGGTGCAGGAGCTTGCACAATTTCAGGTGCTTTTGGCTTTGATAAACACATAATTACTTCTCTGTCCTCTCTTTTAACATATTAATAAACTTAACAACATCACGTTGACCTGCTTCAAAGTATATTTTATTAGGATTATCTGTTAAAACAGGAGACTTTTCAGGATAAACTTTGTTTAAAAGTTTTACTAACTCATCTACTGTTGCAGGTAAAACTAAATCTTCTTGGTCAATCATATTGTTTTCTTCTAAAAAGGGCACTTTAGTCCCACAAGTTTCCTGTTATTGTACCTTTGTTATATTCTGTAGCTCTATTCTCAAAGAAATTAGCATGTTCTACACCATTTAACACCCAATCTAACCAACCTAATGGGTTATCTTTTACACCATAATTAGGTTTTAAAGACAATTGTAACAGTCTTCTGTCAGCAATGTATCTAATATATTGTTTAACTTCTTCTGCTTTTAATCCTCTTATACCACCCATAG